CTAACCGTCCGGATCCCACTAGCTTCATCGGAAATATCTACACGAGTGATCATATAGGTCACTATGTCCACAGAACCACTATCGAGACTAGACAGTGGTTTGAGGGTACGTTTACCTTTTACCTTCCTCCGCTTTCAGCGGCGAATGGCGACGGGTATGCTGCTAGAGCCAAAAAGCTCCTTGGCATCAGGTTAACTCCTGACGTACTCTGGGAACTAGCGCCATGGTCCTGGGCCGTCGACTGGTTCAGTAATACTGGGGATATCATCCACAATATTTCTGCATTTATGGCCGACGGCTTAGAAATGCCGTATGGATACATGATGGAAACTAAATCCATCATATCCGAACATCAGCTCTCGGGAGTAGCATTTGTTTGCTACCCTGGACAGCATGTTTTCCGTGAAACTCTCCTCAATGAGGTGAAGACACGGCGTACGGCGCATCCCTTTGGCTTTGGTCTATCTGATTCGGATTTAACCCCGCGTCAGATAGCCATCATGGCCGCTCTCGGTTTGTCCGGGAGAGGCTAGCCTTAGGGTATTCCTGCATTAGCTGGAGTACCTGGCTCATCATGAGCCACAACTTAATACCGTTTGCAACAACCGTTGTAAGCGGAAGCACCTTGCTGAACACAACCGTGTTCAGTGCAACCGCAAAGGTTCCTGCTATGGCATATTCCGACCCACAGTCCATGTCCTTTGGTGGCGATCCGGCGATCGATCTCGATCGAACGTCTTTCGGCACCAATTCTGGAGCTTTCACCAATCAAGACGGTGATATCTCCTACAAGCTGTCCATCAGCCACGCTTATGGTAAGCGTATCCGACGGGTAGCTCGTTTGGACATCAACCGGATCATCGACGATCCACTTCTTGCCGGCGTGAGTATCCCGACCTCGATGTCAACTTACATCGTGATCGACGTTCCTCGCAACGGCTTTGATGCTGACTCTGCAGTTGAAAACTGCGGAGGCCTCATCAGTTGGCTCGGCGCTGATTCGGCGGCGAACCTGGCCAAGCTTGCGCGTGGTCAGGTCTGAGATTTAAGGTTTCCCCAAATACTTTGTCTACCTGTTATGGTTAGACTTCGTATTTTCATACGGGGAGCCCCTGAAACTCAGCTGTACTCGGAGTAGC